GCCTCCCCGATGATCATTATCCTACTCTTAGGATCGCCGCTCCCCATGACACAGGCACGCTCCGTACTCTCATGTAGCGAGCACAGCGTACAGTCGTGGTCAGCGAGCTTATCTAGTTTACTTTTATATCCCATCGACTACCGTACAAACAGGGATTCCACGAAGACCTGCCTCCTGCATTGTGTGTCTCGTCCCTTTAGACTTACCGTCCCAGAACGCTATCACCAACTCGGGTTCAAGATCGAGCATAGCAATGTTACGCTTGAATCCCGCTGCTTTACCCCACTTCGTCCAGTCCGCCGGCATCTCAGTAACAACGAAGCCAAGACCCATAGCCACTCGCCCTGCGAGGGTGTCAGCACCTTGCGCTCCGCCATGCACTATCTCTCGAGGGTGGCGGATCTCTTTGAGTACGCGGTAGATTTTTTCTTCGTTAGTCCACGACCTCGATCCGCAGATAACAATCTTCCTCATATCCTTAGGCACTCGATGCCCGCCTTTCTCAGGATCTCCTCACCACTGTGGTCACGGTACTGCTCGAGGTAATACACGCGCCGCACGCCTGAAGCGATTAGGAGTCGCGCGCACACTTCGCACGGGCTAACTGTCACGAACAGCTCGCAACCGTCTGTAGAGATCCCCTGACGCGCTGCAAACGCAAGGGCATTCGCTTCTGCGTGCGTTGCGTTGCGACACCCTCTTATTCTAGAGGCCGATTCCTGACGGGGATCATCGCCAAAGTGGCGAGGTGGTAAAGATATCATCTCACCATGCCATCCATGGTCGTTCTCATCGCAGTGGGGTGCTCCTGGCGGCGCGCCGTTGAAACCCCACGAGATGCAGCGCCCATCGCGTACGAGGACTGCACCCACGCGCTTGCGGTCGCAGGTACCGAGCGAAGCGATGGACTCAGCTACGTCCATAAAGACGTGGTCTTTGAGTGCTTCCCGTGCTGGGTTACCACCGCCTTTGGCGGGGTAGGGTAGAATACCTGTTTCTGATCTACACATCATGCCTCCTAGAGAAGGTGAATATCGCCCTTGTGGACGTGGAACGAGTGCGCTGCGAAGTGGAGATAGCCTGGCTTGGCTTCAATCCATGTGGGATGGGGAGAAATCATATCGTCTCCCATTGCGGTGACGGGGATTTCGTAGTCCTTCTTCAGTTCCGAGAGCACCCACTGTACAAGACGCACAGCAAGGTAGAGGTCATCGCGGAAGTGACGCACAGCATCACAACTCCGAATGTCATACCAGCAGTGCAGCTTATCGCTGCGAAGAAGAAAGTGATACCCAAGACTGCACGGAATACGTCCGCCATGAATTGCACCTGTATCCTCCGGGAAGAAGATGGGGAAGTATGCTTGACGCGTGTAAGGCTCTTTGCGTAGTAAACCGATCACGTCATCGAGGTCACCTATCGGGTAGCGAATGCCCTGTCCAGGTGGAACTGGCTTAAACAGCCAACGATCACCTGCCTGCTTCGGCCAGAAGCGCTCTTGGTAAGTGTGAGAGAAGATCATAAACTCATCGTCGTGATCAAACGCTTGTTCTTGACCACTCCACCACGGCCACTTCTTGTACTGTTCGCCGGGGTTAGATGGCACTCGCGACACTCGTTCTTGGAAGTGATCTTCCGCCCAGGGTAAGTTTGGTCCGATGGTGTCTTGTGCGTGTTGCTTCGAGCCAGGCATACGTACTGAGAACTGAAGTCCTATCAACTCCTTGGTAACGAGGTCAGGCTTACCTGCCGTCGAAACACCTTGCCAGTGGCCGGTATCGGTATCTATTCCATACTGCTTGAGCAATTCGATGGATCGTTTGATAGCTGAAGGGAAGTCAACGTAATTAGTCACTCGGCATCAACTCCTTCTTACCAATCTCCTGCCAGAGCTCTGCCTCATCTACTCTCACTCGCGCACCGGGACGATTATCACCCTCTAGATATCGCGCTCGAGCTTGCTCCTCAAGCGGACGAAGCACATGACCCTCGGGGAAGATCCAGAGGCCTTGCTCCCATGGATGAGTAACCTTCGCGGGACCTCCTATCATATCGGTAAGGCTGACGCGTGACAATTCCTCTTCCGCACGTTCGGTGGCGGGATAGGGCTTTACACCGTATCCACAGTCGGTGAACAAGCCGTCCATGTAGCCATCGAGTTGACGCACTATCTTTGCAACTGCTAGGCGAGCGTCACCCTCTGTGGGACCTACCACTCGTCCTACGACGGTGAACTCGAAGTCAGGCACCGCGAGCCTCATTCAGCGCTTGCTCTGTGGCGCGGCGAATCTCCTGCTCCGAGCAGCCGACGTTTACCGCCATCCGCACCATCGTTTTGATTTGCAGCAGCGAGATCTCTCGTTTCGACTCCTGCGTTTCTTGCCTAGTGTGTTCCTTCAACTCCTTTACCATCACTCCTCCTTCGCGTGATCGCGTACACTACGATTGTATCACACGGGGAACTGCCATGTCATCTCTGCAACGGCGCCAGGGTCAGCTGATCGACCGTCACTGTGGGGAGGAAACGCTCTTCTACGTATTCCCCATATCTACGACGAATCCGACGGAGCGGTCCATATTTCTGTGCCTCCAGCGGAACCTGATTGTCATAGTCTCTGACAATCTGGTCCCACCAACGTCCCACCAACTTGATCGTTGGAAACTTATCCCGCAGAGGAAGGTTCTCCAGGTCTCTGATGTAGTCGGTTCGGTAAAGGAACGGGAGAGATTTAAACCCATGGAACTGAAGCGCGTCGATGTGCCATCGGAATTGGAATTGTTCGACTGGTACCTCGATACGCTCCCCAATCTCGCGAGCCAAGACGTGGGCGAGGGCCAGATCCAAGCCACCGATGTAGGCGATATAACTAACCCGAGAGTGCATAGCGATTGTAGGACCATCAGACTCACCAGTCCATTTCTTTAGTCCGCGGAAAGTGAAACCCAACATGCAGTTTCCCCATCGGTGTCGCTTAGCTCGACGTGGGACAACAGCGCAAGGCATCTGCGTAACGACCCCGCGCTTCCCTTCCCCAAGACCAATATCTGCCGCCCGGTCGATGAAACTTGTGGTGTCCTCGAGATCCAGGTAATCCCGCACAAGCCTTGTCCATCTCTGCTTGTTAAGCCACAGATCCCGTCCAAGGTCAATGTCAAAGTCCATCGAGTCGGCCATGAGGAGATTGTCGTAAGCGATGGTATCAATCGACGCCACGAAGTCAAGTCCGCCGTTGTCAAGTGTTCCACGCCACATCCTCCTCGTCGTCTTTCTCCACAAGTCAGAGAGGGTCGGGTAGTTAACTAACATGCTCACCGCCGTGAGCCGGGTCGCCCACCCAATCGCGAGCACGAACACGCTCCCAAGTATCCGACACGAGCTGTCCGTAGTCGGTGTCAAGATGGGTGCAGACGCCAGCGAGGAAGATCACGCAGTCGGCTACTGCGTCAAGCATCTCTGCTTTATGCATCTCTTGGTCGCCACGGATCCCCTGCTTGCGCTTGAGGAAGTGGTGAGCGAGTTCTCCGATCTCTTCGACGGCTCCGAAGATCGAGTCTTCGATGACGTCTCCCGGAAAGTTAGTCGCTACCCACTGATTTCTCTGAGCTTGCATCATTGAGAGGTTAATCACTTTGACCTCGCTTTCAGTGCCTGATCTACCCAAGAGATGACGTTCTCTATTGGCTGTTCGGTGTAGTCATAGTGGATGACATCCTCGAACGCCATGTTCTGCCACATAGCGTAGAATGCCCAGTACATGAAGTTGACCTTCTCGAGGTGTTTGTACTCGAGACCTTTCAGAGAAGCTCGACCGTCCTGGATTACATTGCTGTATTGCACATCCATCGACGGCATACAGAAGACTATCAATGGACCCTCGCCCCACAGGTCGTGAATGCCTCGCCAGAGATTCAACTCCGGTACGAGGAGATCACGCTTGATCTGCGCCATTTGGTAGATCGGTTCGGAGATCCAGAAACAACGGTCGTATACACCCCGTGCCTTGTACCCGCGTGACCCCCTCCATTGCTCCACCCACCACTGTGGGAGCTCTGAACTTGGACCAGACTCAGAGCTTAACAGCTGCTCCGACGGCCGACGATAGTCAAGACCGAGCTCCTCGCATATCGCCTTCGCCAACGTCGTCTTGCCCCCACCGTCGGGGCCCTCGAGGATGATCACCAGAGGATCTTTCGTGCAACAGCAGCAACAACGCCACGACTCGCAAGGTCATCGTCGGTTGGTGGGATATAGACTGCATCAATCACTCGCCATCGAGTGTTGTGCCAAACACCGAAGATTGTCTTAAAGACTTCGTGCGCGCGAAGTGAGGCATCTGTCCAATGCCCCTGCACCTTCACCTCGCACACATTCCCGTGGTACCTCACCGATAGTACTACTGGTTCAGGTGTCACTGTAACCTCCTGTTAGATACCGTCGTGGATCCCGCATCATAGTTCGGTGTACATCCTCCTTACCTCGGAGAGACGTGAGGACTGATACGTCCACACTTCCTCGTGCAACCAGCGCCGATACCCTGACGGGCCGCTTCTGATTAGGACCTCTAACGCGGTTAAGAAATTGCCAGAAGTCCACCCACCCGTCCGGGAGCGAGTAAAAGACCACCTCCGCGGCTCTCGATAGCTCGATGCTTCGACTGCCAGCTTGTACCTGGAAGACCATAGCGGACGGCTGCGAGGCTTTCTGAAAGGCCCTGATCGCCGCAGATCTATCATCGTGCGGGGTACTTCCTGATATGACAGCAGTATCAAAACCCAGTTCTGTCGTAACCAGCCCGCAGGCGCGTACCTCCGGTAGAAAACGTGCACCCACCACGACGCACTCGCCTTGGGAATGGAGCATTCGTAGCCAATCTCGAAGCTTCTCCACCTTCGCGCGATGGATCTGCTTACCTGAGGTGGTGAATCCTCCGGTAATCTGCAGTAGGCGTAGACGCTTAACCCCCTGATTCTTCGCTGTAAGAACTTCTCCGCCCAACTCGACAGCGAACTCCTCAGCCATCTCAGCATAGATGGACCTCACCCTCTGTGGCAGTTGTACGTGGAGTGGCTCGAACCACAGCTTGCCCTCTAGCCCGGCCTGTTCAGCGGTGCATGTGGTGCTGTTGTCGTGAATGGTTCGTTGGAGACGTGAGAGATTGCGGTACTTGATGATGGTGTACTTGCGGGCACCCTGTCCGTAAACACAGTACTCCTCATCAAAGTCGCTAGCACTCGTACCAAGAAGACTCTCATCCATGATGCGGTACTGGGCAAAAAGATCGCGCCACCCCTTGGGGTTTGGTGTACCGCTGAGAAGTAGAGCGTACGGCCTCTGGTCAGTACTTCTTTGTCGTAGGCGACGGACCATCCGCCAGGCATCCTGGGCTCCACGACCACCGGGCCGCTTGTACTCGTGACTCTCGTCAAGAATGATCGCATCGGGTCTCCACTCCTCTAGCTCCTTCTGCTTCGGTCGGTGTAGTTTACCCCGTTTGTCGCGTGTAGCGCGAAACGTTTCTTCTCGCCCTGCGAGGAAGAACTGCACAGGCTTGATAAGCGGGTCAAGTTTGTGCCCCGACCACTCCTCAGTGTAGGTCTCAGCTTCGTAGTAGTATGGGAAGTGTTGTTCGATCTGCCCTTGCCAGACGTCTAGAGCAATTCTGGGAGCCAGGATCAGTACGCGTGATACTTCACCCTTCAGTGCAAGAATGCCTACGTAATCCAGTGCAGCCTTGCTCTTGCCCAGGCGGGGCTCGAAGAAGATTGCGTGGTTACGTTGCCGAACAGCGTTGAGTGTTGCTTGCGCTTGGTGCTTGAAGGGTTTGGTCCGAGGCTTGTAGTGCAAGTAGTGCCTTTCTCGCAGTAGGTGCGGTTATCTCGCCGCTTGCGGCGGCGCTTGCGGCGGCGCTTGATGCTGACGTCCATCATCGCGAGCGCCCTTCTTGGCCGCGTCGCCCCAGGCGTCAGCGGCGTAGGCGTAGTCCGGCTCGATGTGCTCCGGCACATGGCCGTGTTCCGCGCAGCGGTTCTGGAACGCAACGCCGTAGCCTGGGACGGCCTCGTTCTCGCAGCCCACCACGACGCACCGAATCGCGCCCTCAGACACGGCGGTTCACCATCCCGACAAGTTCCTCCCACGCGTCCTTCTCCACCGCGACGTAGTTGAGGTCGATCGGATGCCGGAGACGATCGTTCGCCTCGTTGACGAGCGCGCGGATTCGCACGACGGCCTCTTGAAGGCCCGCGACGCCGGGATCGGTCGGATCGACTCCAAGAGCCTCCGCTGCCCGAAGATCGTCACCGGCCTGCGGAAGCGGATGTCCCGCCGAACACCAAAGCTCGCCTGGTCGATCAAGCGGCCGATGGCAGATGTGGCACTCGATAGCGTCCGATTCGTTAGCCATTCCCCACCTCGTCGGCCCGGCGCAGCGCGGTCATGGCAAGCTCGGCCGGATACGTTCCGGCGTGCGACGGCTCGGCGTCGATGATCCACTGCAAGCCCCGCCGAAGATGGCCTTCTCGCTTGCGCAGCCGCTCAACTTCGTCGCAGAGCGCAAGCAAGTACTCCTCTGCTTCGAGGCCGCGTGTCTCAAGCGTTGAGACTCCAGGAGCGCCGGTCGCATTCCACCTGCGGCGGATTCCATCCACGTCAAGCACCGGAGCGCCCTTGGAATCGTCACGACTCTTTGTGTGCGTCATATCGTTCATCAACACCCACTCGAGAGCGTGACCCCTGCTTCTGCTCCTCGATCAGCGCCAGACGATAAGGCTCCATGATCAGATTGACTCCGTCGATCAACTGCGTAAAGTATTCGGAGCTGTTGTTCTGACGCGCGATGATGAGACCGCGGAGAAAATGCTCCGCCTCATCGGGATCGTCGATGGTGATAAAGATCCTCTTCATCTTAAATGCCATGTTACTCCTCCTTCTTGAAGTTGTTGGGGTCTACGATAGCGAAGTTACAGGTGTCGCAATCGAGGCCCATCTCTGAACGGTAGAGAATACCACCACACTCGGCGGGACAGATGTCGCCCTCTTGAGCAAACTCACCCACACCTGTTCTCAGGGTATAGGGCGACGCCGCCTCGCCCGTCGTACCCCCTTCTTGAACACCCTCTTCTCCCACGGCTGATTAGACCTCCTCATAGTAGAGTCGCGGTTAGTTAGCCCACACTGTGGGCAGTGTAGTAAACGTAGCTCACGGTCTTTATACTCGTACTTCTCCTTGTCGTCATTCCACTCCTTACGCATGGCATGGAATGTCTCCTGCGGACGTACAGCTTTGAAGCGTCGAGCGGTCATACATCGTGGACACCACTTATAGGGGAGTGGTATCTTGCCACGAAGCTTAGCAGGTATGTCGTAGCCGTTACGGTTGACGAGTGCTGCATGGGGATCTACATACTGCACTTTCTCGGTGATGAACACAAGACCATGCCATGGGCTAGCGAAGTACTTACGCAAACGCTGCCCGGTCTTAGGAGACTTCCAGGTAACGAACCACGCCTGACGCTTGACCATGTGCGTCCACAGTAGTGGCTTACGGAGGCAAAGCCTGACTCCGTATGGGACTCTCCAACGATGCTCGCCACTGTGGAAGTATCCATCATCATCTATGAGAACGGCGCTAGCTTTATGCTGACGTTGGAACCAAGCGTACACTTTTTCAGTATCGTATTTACCGTGGAGAAATCCCGTTTGCGGACTGTAAAGATCGTCCCGGGACACCCTGCGAACTGCTCGACGCACGTCGGACACGCGAGTATCTCTACGCCCCTCACTCTTGCCGCCGCTATTGCGCCTCTTTCGGGGTGCCATTGGCAATTGCCCTCCTTAGTCGACAGTTTCATCCCACCCCTCCGCGAAGCCTTGGAACTCCTCCATCTCACGCATCAACGTCTTACTGAGCGATGTGACTTTCTCAGTGAAGTTCTCCTGCACCTGGTCTGGATATCTGTCCATGACAGAGGCTATCAGGTTGATCGTCACCAAGGTGTCGATAGCGATATGACCAAGCTCGCTTACACGCTCGTGTCTCTCCACTCATGTATCACCCCCGTTCTGCCAGTCGGCGCTTATTGGGTACTGCAACTCGAAGGTGCTTCTGGTACTCTATGAGTTCACGCGCGGCTTGCTGCTTCGCGTTGCTCCCGGGCTCACTCACAGCAATTCGCCTCATAAGTACCAACTCATCCCGCTTCACTGTGCAGAAGGGGATAAGCATATCTGTTAGTGCAGCAATATCCTTAGCATTCCGCACCCCCCATACGTAGAAGGGACTGCGGCTCGCGGTGGGAGTGATCTTGTAGACACCACCTAACCCCACGATTTTAGCAAACCTGTCGAGTGGTTCTCTTAGTCGCTGGCTCACCTGCACAGTGATCGAGGTTGTTTTCCCGCGAGGTAGCCTAACGAAGACACAACCTTCTCCATCGAAGAAACCCCCCGCCCAACCTAGATCGTGCGAGAATGTCATACATGCATGTTATCACATGGATATCACACCTGTCAAGTCCATCCTCGTCATGTATAATGGTCGTATGCATATATACAAGAGAGAGGAGTGATAGTGGAGCTTGACTGTGAGGAGTTTCTCGAGCTCGTCTGGGGGGAAGACCCCGGATGGGTAGACCTGCCAGCGAAGGTCGGGGAGTACTGGGTGCCGTGGTATCACGATTGGGAGGGCGATGCCGAACTCGCAATCACTAACCGCATCGACACCTGCCTACGCGATCGTGAGTCTTTGTACTTTAGCGTTTGTAAGTTCTCAGAGAAGGGGAGGTCGATAGAGAATGTCTTGCCCGGAGAGTGGCTCTTCGCTGATCTCGACGCTGTATCACCGACGGTGGCGAGAAATGATGGACTCATGCCTACCCTGGCTTGGGAATCTTCACCGGGCCGGTTTCAGGCTCTGTGGCACCTTGACAGAGAGTTACGCCCGAAAGTACTGGAGAAGCTTAACAGAGGTCTCAGTTACCATCTGGGAGCGGACTTCGGCGGATGGGATCTCACTCAGGTCCTCAGACTACCAGGCACTCGAAACTTCAAGTATGAATCTGCGCCACCGGTTACACTCATGTGGGCAGAGACGGGGCGCATCTATAACCCCCGTGAGGTCTGGGCAGTCGTTAAGGGCAGTCTACCTAGAGAAGGATTGCCCGCCGGGGAAGATCTACGAGATGCAGGACCCATGCCAGCCATCGTCAAAGCACTGCTACGTGCTAAACCCGAAGACGTGGTCGAAGGTGAGCGATCCGAAAAGCTCTGGCGTATTGAGTGCGCTCTGTGCGAGTCTGGGTGGTCAGAGGATGCTATCTTCGCAGTCGTCTGTGACTCGGCATGGAATAAGTGGCGAACAGAGGGTATTACCAGCTGGGAGCGACGTCTCAGAGCTGACATCTCCAAGGCCGCTCGGTACGTCCGAGCCCATAGTAGAGAACATGCAAGTGAACTCGGAGGATCCGAACAAGCCAGCGTCGTTTCTGGGGAGTCCGAGGCAGTCGATGACTTAGACTTAGACTCAGAGCCGACTGACACACAATCGACGCTGCACCTGCCGTGGGTGGGGTACTCTTCGTTTATGGCGATGCGGATTGACCCGCCGCGGTGGTTGGTGGAGGACATCTGGACCGCTGGGAGTCATGGGGTGATCGGCGGGGAGCCGAAGACGTCGAAGACCACGCTGACGCTGGGGCTGGGGCTGGCTATCGCTTCGGGTAAGCCGTTTCTTGGACAATATCGAGTGCGGACACCGGGTCCAGTGCTACTGGTCCAGGAGGAGAATGCGCAGGTGGATGTTCAGGACAAGCTGCAGAAACTAGCGTGGCATTCGGGACTCTTGCGGGTGGGGGATGTTGTTACCACGCCCCTTGGGGCGGGTGCGCTGGGTACGCAGGGGGTAACGCTAGACTTCCCAGATGATGTGCCGTTGAGGTTGCTGAATAACTGGGGCTTCGATCTGACCGATGCGGAACATCGTGAGGCATTGGAGGAGGAGATTCAGACGCTACGTCCAGTGGCGTTGATGATGGATCCACTCTATCTGATGCTGCCCGGGGTGAACCTCGACAAGGGCTACGTGGTGACACCGTACCTGAAGTGGCTGTTGGGACTTCGCAATGAATATGGTTGCGCGGTGATTGTCAACCACCACATGGGTAAGTCGTCAGTAGAGAACTCAGGACGTCGCGCAGGTCAACGATTGATGGGCTCAGCGTTGTTCCACGGCTGGGTGGATTGTGCGCTTTACACCTCACAGGTGGATCTAACTGAGGATAAGCCAGGATGGGTCGGAGTACACATGGAGCGCGAGTTCAGGTCGATGCAACCGCAAGGGTCGCTTGACATCTCTATGTTCTTCGGGAAACCTGGGGACATTGATACGATGGAGGTGTTGGTTGAACAGGGTAAGGGGTTGAGTCAAGTCATCGTGGACATGGTGACTAAGGAACCCGGCACCACAGCTCGTAAGGTGGCAGATGCTTTGGGTATAGATATCAAGGTGGTTGTTGGACGTGCGCGAGATGCCGGTCTTGAGATCGTCTCAAGAAAGCATCCAAAAGGCATGAGTTATGTGCTATCCCCCAACGGGGATTCGGAACGGCATACATCGTAGTTAGTGTATTCATACATATTACCTTTAGGTAATGTATGATCACACAACGAAGGTACAAGGAGGGGAATGACTAGGGTAAGAACCGACGAACGCCGACGATATGAGAGGCAACTGAATCTGAACCGCACATTGAAGAGGTTCGCTGTTGAATCCATCGTCGCTATTGAGCCTGACAACCCCAGATCACGGGTAGTGTGCACCCTCTGTGGTCATGAATCACCGCGGTGTGGGGCGGGTGCTAGGATCAGGCATAAGTGGATGTGTCCGATGAACTCGTCGAGGGCGGAGGTGACCATGACAGGTGACACCGAAGGTGTCATAAAGAATCCGAGTGAGGTCCTTGAATCGTGGCTTGAATCGGAAGGGTTCCAACGCAGTTACCTCTGGGGTAGGGTGGCAATGGCGTTGGAATTAATTACCGTCAAACGTACTCTTGAGGCTTACGGCGAGGCAATGATGGACTTCGAACGAGAGCAAATCATCTCCGTGCTTGACACCTTTATGGTGTCACAGGGCGTAGCGAATCGTGCCTACGAACTCTATGAGTGGCTGCTAGAGTGGCGCAAGCTGAAGTTTATAGCAGTTGACGAGGCCGTCGAACACGTCGACCCCGACGTTCAGCCTTCTGAGCCCGGAAGGCCTCTAAGTGTTTCTGTTCCCGAGCGGCATAGACGCGTTCTGCGTGGTAACGGTCGAAGTCCGGACCCTCCATCAGTACACTGAGCTTGCGCAGGACTGGGGCGTTGAGGAAGAGCGCTCGCCATGAGGATCGACGGATGTGGATCTCCTGCACGAACTTATGACTACCTGGCTGGATGCTGCGGATGGTGACGTATCCGTCGTAGAACAGCACTTGCAGTACCCCTTTGCCATTCTTGACCTCGAGAGTGTACGGATGCCCATTCTTCTTGATGTAGCGACTAAGTTTAGACAAGAGTAGCGCTCACGATCTCTACACGATAACGCTTGTCGAGCACCTTGCGGTGAGAAACACGAATAGCCTCGCGTTTGATATCCCTCATACAATCATCTACGTCCATAGCGCTTTGAGCCCACATCTCCACTGAGATGGTGAAATCACGACGGACCTTCATTGTGTGCTTGGGGTCATTCACCTTTCCTCCAATCATGGCGCATGATGGACTGCGCCTGTAGTAGTGTCATGTTGCCTACGCAGACTTCATCGTGGAGTTTGTTCTCGAGGTTGTCCTTCACGTAACTGCTCGGATGGGGTTCTGGCCACAAGTTCTTTACGCTGGTGGGGTTACCGCCCAACTCTAGTGGGATGAGATGATCGAGCTCGTAATTACTTGCGCTGGTTCCATTGATGTAGCCATAGGCCCTCATCAATTTGTACTTCAGTGGTTCTGTATAGTTAACTGATGGGCGCGGCGGATCATCGTACCGACACAGCATAGCTGTCGTGTAGCCTGCCGCAACTGCACCTGGAGTGCATCTTGGATCAGGTAGTAGGCCACCCACCCGATAGTGACAAGCTGTGGGCACTGTACTTGGACCAGCAGCTAGGCTTGAAACGCCTGTCACCATGAGGACTATCACGATGGGGGCTAACAAGCCTATAGTGAATAGGCGACTGAATAACATGGAGAGTTCTCCTGATCGACGCGATGACGACACAAATCGGCGATATGCCAAAGGCGATTCATGGCGTCTTTGGGATGACGGAATGTGTGATGTGATGTTCGATGCATGTGCAACGGCTCAGTGTATCTCGGACGCCTAGGGAAAAATAAGGGCGGACGTCTGTGAAAGCACGCCCGCCCTCCTATCGACTTCCGGAAGCCGACGAAGTGTTACTTGGTCTTCTTCTTCGTCGACTTCTTCTTCGGTGCGGGCTCTTCCTCTTCGTCGTCCTCTTCGTCGTCTTCGTCCTCGACCTCAGTCTTCTTCTTGGCCTTGGACTTCTTGGACTTGTCGACGCGCTCCTTCAGCTCTTCGAGACGCTTGCTGCGCGACTCGGTCAAAGCCTCCTGAGCCTCTTCGAGGTCGTCGAACCCGAGCGCTTCGAGTGCATCATCGATGCTGTCCCACTCGTAGCGGTTGTTCTCGTTCTTCTTGACCTTCTTCTGACGGAGCAGGACGCGAAGCTCACGTCCACTCGTCTCGAGCGCCTCAGCGAGATCCTTCGAGCCCACAGTGTCAGACTCCTTCTTCGCCTTGGCCTTGGACTTCGTGGACTTCGACGTCGACTTCTTCGACTTCTTCGGCGCCTCATCCTCGTCTTCCTCCTCGACATCCTCGTCCTCTGACTCGTCTGCGAGGTCTTCGAGGTCGAGTTCGTCGTCCTCATCGAGATCGAGCTCATCCTCGACGTCTTCGACTTCGACTTTCTTCTTGCTCTTTGCGGCCATATAGGCCAGCCTCCTTGCAGCACCCTTGGAATAGATAACTGCCGATGGGGCGCTTAAGCACCGACAGTTAATCTTATCAAACTTCGCGTGCCGTGTCAACTGACGATAGCCAGACTATTATCGCGGGTCCACTAGCTCTTGAATGAGGACACGAGTCCGGGCAATCGCATCGAAGTCTTGGAGCAATCGCTTGAGATCCTTATAAGTCTCGCCGTTGATCCCGTCGATCTCCGCCCACGCTTCCTGTAGTTGATCCCGAACCTCGTCTAGGATAGCATAGGCAGTAGAACATTCAATTGCCCACTCCTCGTTAATAGACTCATCAGTGGGTGGTTTGATGGCGTTGCGGAACTGGTCGAGGTTGTTGAGCAACTTGCAGAGAGGGTCTACCTCACTGACAGATGCGAGGTGAAGTACACGGCCGGGATTCCACTCGCCTTGAAGGTTGTCAAGTTCCTCAGCCGTGGGGAATTCACGGTAGTTGGCCATCACTGCACCGCCCGATGGCCCACTGTGGTGATCCGCAACGCGATCAAGCCGTAGGGGTCAGCCTCGACCTTGGGCGACTGCCAACCACATCCGCGGCAGTTCGTGTGAGCCTTGCCTCTTGCGAGGGTAAGTACGATGGGGTGTTTCATGAGCCCTCCTTGACTCGTTCCCAGTTATGCAGCATGGACGGTTTGCCTGGTGTTGGACAACGGTCGCCTGCGAACACCCAGCCGTGAAATCTGCCAGTAGTATACCCACAATCCTTGCAACGAATCTTGTAGCGTGGTGGGCGCTTGTGCTTCGTTCGGCTCATGCGTCCGAAGCTCCGAAGATAGTTTGTTTCTTGATTCCTGATGCCTCTGGAGACGAGTCTACCCTGCGCGATGGCGGTGAACTGAACATAGTCCGTCTCATCTTGGTGCATCCTTCATGGATACATGCCCAATCCTCGTAAGTGATGCCTCGCTTTTCGGGCTCTTTGTCCATGCTGGAGAACTGCGTGACAAGCCTGTAGACGTGGCGATGCATCATTCTCCCTTGTCGAGACTGTCGAGCCAACCGCGGAACCAGCGTAGATACCACACGCGGTGTACATTGATCTCTGCACGAGCTGTGGCGACGATGCGTTGGTCTTCGATGGGGATGATCTCTGCGAAGTAGCTCATGCCTCGACCTCCTCCTCGAGGGTGAGTGCCTCAAGGACTGATGGGGAGTGACGGTCGTCTACGCTCCAGTCATCCCAATTGTCGGTGGAGGCGACCGCTGCTTGTCTTGCTTCTTCCTCCGTGTTTGCTTCGATGGAAACACAAACGGGAATGCGGAAACAGTAGATCATCTGATCCTCCAATCGAGTAGCTTGGCGCAGTATGTGCAGAATGTTGCGTGGATGGGCTGTCCGACTTCCGAGCGATAGAGCAACTCGGGTAGGGGTGTGTGCTTGCCGATTTTACATCGCCACCGACGATGGAACCACGATGGGCGTGATTTGGGTTGACGACGAATCTTCTCTTTCAGCCAACCCGGGTGTCGGTGCATGAACCGACGGTTACGTGCGTTGCCACCGCTAGGCATTAGCGATCCTCCAGTAGATCAGATTCGACAGTGCGCGGAACAAATCGCTGAACCGAGCAATCGACCTCTTCGACGTATTCTGCGTACTGCATGGACGTTTGGTACTGTGATGCGCGCCAGACTGCATCTTGTCCGTCGCGAGCCTTGACGCGGTACTCGACGGTGACTATGAACGTGTCCACCTAGATCAGGTTTCTCCTCTCTGCAATCTCATAGGCGGCATTGGAGATGGGGTGCCCTTCCGGGTAGTTATCCATCATTGGTTCGAGCAACGCGAGTACTGCTTCATCGTCGTCGCCGAGCAGATCAACTGCCCCCTGTACTTGCTCCTTCGCTCGCTTGCGATCCTCTGCTAGTCGTTGACTCAGACTAGGCAATCTACCCTCCTATACTCTCGAGGATGTCATCGACGGATATAAGGCTAACGTCCGACGATATGGTGATGTGGGCGCATGACCTACAAGTGCGGAAGATTTTGCCGTCACGACAGTCGCTCAGATAGTTACCCGATTCACTGCCGCATTCCGAACATGGGGATTGTGCATCTTCCGCGACGATGCGCCTGATTCTGGCACGGCAAGTCTCACGTCTAGCGTTTGCTCGCGCCAATGGGGATTGATTCATCATTACCTAGATCATATCAAAACCGCAGCGAAATATCAACTGCTACGAGGATGCTAGGCTGAGAGATAAATGGCCGTTCCCCTGATACCAGTCACGGATTCGGACCAGATATAGGGCTTGACTGTAGCTATAAGGCTAGTGGTAGGGCAAAGTGAAGGGCACACGGCTTGCGGACCGTATGCCCTTCAGTATGGGGGGGGGAACTACGACTCGTCCTCGACCTTGCTGGACGATGCCTGCTTGAAGTGCTTGATCGTGGCCTGTGCTTGTTCACGAGTCAGCACCCAGGAAGTTCCCTTCGCATCCGTTGGGCGAGTGTACGCCTTGCGGAGATACGCGCGGACCTGCTTCCCGCTGATGCCGAGGGACTCGGCGATCTGCTCGGGGTTGTACGTCTTGGTCTCGGTCTTCGTTGCCATATTGTCACCTCCCTTCGGTGCGTGGTGTGAATTGACATACCTCTAGTATATCAAATCGCAGACCGCATGTCAACTGTCCCAAGTACCGTGGTACCAACAGTTATGCTATCTCTACCGATAGATTAGTTGACACTGGCTTCGGGATTTGTTATCATAGTCCTTGTGTCTTCACAGGCTCTGGTACCAGTTGGTCCCGCCACAAATGAGCCAAATCAAGACCTCGAGAGTGGAATTGGACCACTTCCTGACCTCTCAGATAAGAGAACTCTCCAAAATCAGGTAGTTGAACTATATGGCCACGGATATACTCGCGGTCAGATAGCAAAAGCTCTCGTAAATCATCTCGCGCCGAAGAAGCGGCACAATGAGCAGCTTCAGTACCGCTACAAACGAGCGCGAAGCATCCTCAGACGATGGGAACACGCCAAGTGGTTCCGCGATCAGGTCTGGGACAATGCGCTTGTCAGGTTAGACCTCGAGAATCCTCGCATCTTACAGGCTGTGGCGTCATCCGCCAAACGTGGACGCGTTGACGCAGCCAAGCTTGCGCTTGAGATTACGGCGCGGCACGTCGCTAATGAGACTCGCATGGTTACTGCCGTCCAGGTGAATATCGCCAACGGACTTCCTCGACCAGGTGACCAGTCATAGACTCGGACCAGATTCAGAGCCGCGCTAGAGCTATAAGGCCCACGAGTGAAACCCGCCGTAGCGGGTCAGACGGGAATCGTGAAGCGGTGGTCGTAGGGGTATCGTCGTACCTGACGGATGCGGTATCGATGTTCGGCACCGATACAGTTCCACAGCATGATGCGGAGAATGAAGTTGTCATGCCGCAGCGCCCAATACTCGCGGATGACTTCAGTGTACGGACCTTTGATCATCGTGCTCCTTTCGGTTGGTGGGATTGGGGAAGGGGCGCGCGAAGCGCCCCAACCTCAACCTCACGCCTCGGGGTTGCGGGACTTGAAGTGCGCGACGGTCTGCTTCGCCTGATCGGCGGACAGAACCCACGTCGTGCCCTTCGCGTCTGCGGGGCGCGTGAACGTCGAGCGCAGGTACGAGCGAACGACCTTGCCCGAGATGCCGAGCTGCTTCGCGATCTCGTCAGGACGATACATCTTCGCGGACGTTGCCATGTTCCCTCCCTTCGCGGTGATGGGGTTTGTGTTCATGTACGTAGTATATGCGTACATCGCCAACGTGTCAATAGCAATTTACAAAATCATTACAAGTTGAGTTCTTTGTGCACGCAACAATCCCCGCCTACGTGCGCGCGAAGGAGGAATTTGACACGGAATTTTTCGTGTGAGAGCGTAGCGAGAAGGACGCGAAAGATCTGGCCCAAGCAGATCCACTATAGAGGATGCCATGCCAACGGGTAGACCTCTCAAATACGAGAAGTTCGTCTACGAGGCGATTAAGTCGCCTCTTCACCTGGTACCACCTGATGGAGCGCATCGCGTCTATCTCCACAGTGAGGTTGCGTACATCCGCTATCGCTTCACTGACGATGAGCGTGAGCTGCTCTCAGGCGAGGGATTCCCTCTGCTGCCTGACTACCCCGATGAGTTCGACACCGACCTACACAGGCTGTGGGTCGTTGCGGGGACATCCGATTCTGCGTTGTCAGTCTATTGGTACGGGACCTAGGAGGCAACATGTTCGAGCAGTACGCATGGCTCTTCATTCCGCTATTCGCCGCTCTCGCCTTCGTGGCGGGGTGGTGCGGTAGCTGGGCGCGCGAAGTCGTTCAGAGGAGCGCACGGTGGGCACGTCGGTAGATCAGCTCAAGCCAGGCGTCGAGCGCTGGGCTATTAAGACCGGTGTCGATGCTCAGGCAACTGACGTCGTGTCGGCGGTAACGCCCGTCGCGATTCTTGACCTCATAGGTCGGCAGGCGCCTGCTGACCCGGATACGGTTGCTGATCGCGATGCGCCGGTGGAGCTAACCACCTATGAAGTCACGGCAACGCTGATCGGTTACAAGCTAGAAGCGGATGGCGACTATCACCTGGTCCTCGACGATGGTCAGGGCCACACGATGATCGCTGAGATCCCCGACCCCGCCTTCTGCGCACAGAGCCTGTGGTTGGCAGAGATCACTGCATCCCGCAAAGCGTTCGATGGTAAGTTCGGACCTCAGATCGCTGCGCTCAAGGTGATGATGGTATCGCTCGCCGCGAACGAGGGTGTCCCGATGATCACCAAGGTCTCGGTGCCTGTCGTTGTGACCGGCATCGGTTTCTTCGACCGCCTTCACGGTCAGACGGGCGTAGCGCCTAACGGCATCGAACTTCACCCCGTGCTGGACATCTCATTCGGATAGGAGGGGTAATGCTTGCCTACCTGATCGCTGCCTCGGTCAATCTCGTTACCGTCATTGAAGTGCTTGCGGTGATCGCACTTCTCGCCTTTATCTTCTACCTCGTGAGGGGTAGATTGTGAAGAAGCTTGCCTATGTAGTTATAGGCGCTGCGGTTGTCGCCGGTATCGCGGTCATCCTCGCAGTGATCTTCGACCACGACCATACACCAACACCCATGCCCACCACAACTACCCTGCCGACGACCACGACTACACCGCACGCCTCGTGCAAGGGTGATCGTGACCGCGACTGCGCCAAGGAGCCCAATGGCTAAGAAGAAGCGCACGGGCAAGCTTAACATCAAGATCAAGAAGTCCAAACAGGGTTCGCTTCGCGCCGCGACCGGTACTCCCAAGGGCAAGAAGATCCCCATGTCTACACTCAACCGCCTCAAGAAGTCTGGGTCGCCGGCGATGCGTAAGAAGGCCACCTTCGCCAAAAATGCTCGCAGTTGGGGTCACCGCTAATGGCGCGTGGTCCTAAGGTCGGCTTCCGTGTCCGTAGGCGCAGTGGTACTGCTAGCGGGTTCAGCGCTCAGCATCGTGCGGGCGCGGGTCCTAAGTCGTGGAAGACCTCGGTAGGCAAAGCTACTAACGCGTGGTCTAGCACTCGACGCCCACGCACTGGAAGGAGAAAGAGACCTATATGAGCGACAGATATGCAGGTGCTAGCGCCACAGGCGATTGCGGCAGTCCTGGTCCAGGCGCTGATTTCCCCACGGGGATGCAGAGCGATGGCACGGAGGGCGGAGCAGATCCCGCCGGCCTGCCGGGGGGCGGTAGCGACGTAATGCCGACCGCAGATTCGTCCACAGCGAATCAGCCTCGCCCTGAGGACTTCATGTGATCCGCCTACTCGCACACCTCACCACACTGTGGGGCGTTGTCAATGCCGGCGTTGATCAGTTCAACGCGCTCGCAGGTAAGAAGCTGTGGCAGGACGTCGTCAGTAACCAAGCGCTTACCACAGGCAGCGTCTTTAACTACGACGCTGAGTGCACCTCTACTGATTGGCTTGTGATCGAGGCCGAGTTGACCGGTGCCGCCTCCGGTGACCTCAGCATCACAGTCACTCCCTATGAGGCGGACGGCATCACACTGCAGTCTAACACGCCTCTCGCACCCGTCTCCTCTGCAGGGCCGACGTTCGGTGGCGGCGTCTCCCAGTTCCTCGGCAAGTACGACGTACTGGGCATCCGTCGAGTCCGTATCACTGCGAAGAACAACAACGCCGGCACTCAAACACTCAACCGCCTCTCCTGGCGCGCGCAGGGATACTAGACATGGCGAAGACCAAAGTCAAGTTGCCGTACAAGAAGAAGTACAAGGACGACTTCGGTCGCATCCACCTTGATTGTGGTATCATCATCCCAAAGCCCCAGATTCATCTACCAGAAGGTGTAGATCTTGCTCAAACAGGTGGTAATCTCAAGACCGTTCTCTTCGCTAAGGGCAAACTAATTAACATGGGCGTTGCGACGATTGGCTCTGGTGTGTCGGCTGTAGCAAGTCTTGTTACAGCAGGCTATCAGTGGTTAACGTGTATCGCTCGTATCGGTAATGCAACTACTCCAGCAGCTGCACTTGGTGATTGTAACTTCGGATTGGGGCTTTTTGAGGATGACGGTACGACGACTGTGCCACCTAACAGTGGTGCTTTTTCAGGTGTTGATCTGACTGTTATCCCCGCCGCCTTCACTACCCCATATGCGTTTCGAGGTTTGCGATATAACCTCGCCGGTCTTGATATGGTGAGGGCTATTCTTAACAACGCTAACGCTGGTGCTTTGCAGGGCGGCACTGTCACCTACTTCCTCCAGGGCTAATGACGATAGTGGGCGGAAGGGAGTTACATGGCTGAGGAAGTTCGTATTCTTACTCAGACGATGGATGTCCTTGCCGATCCCGGTCTCGTCTATGATGAGAGTGGTGGCATCGTCGAGGTTGCTCCTGATGGTACCCGTCGTAACGTCGGCGAAGAGATGCGCTACGTTCACGGTCCTGGTAAGGTGACGGTCGTGGATGGCGACTTCACCACACCGCCCAACGACGGTGCGCACGCTATCTGCTGGGATGACACGGCAGCTCGCGCTTACTTCTCAGTACGTGCTAACGGCGCCTGGCACGTCATGGCAGGCCCTGTCGCGTGATACACATCTACCACATCTTGCAGTGGACCTGGGGCGGCTTGCGCTTCCGTTCAGGCGCAGCTGGATACAACATCTTCTCAGGTCCGCTGCCGGACGTGGTGTTCATTTCCATCATCGTCGGTTGGTGGCGCAAGCACAACTGTCACGTGCATCGCTGCTGGCGCATTGAATGGCATCCGCATCCAGTACACGGTCACCCCGTTTGTCGTCATCATCACCCCCACAGTGAGGCGATTCATGCAAGTTGAAGTATCCCTCGACTACAAGGCTAACCCCAAGCAGCGAGTTTTCCACGGTATGCAAGCTAAGTACCGTGGATTCTGTGGGGGGTGGGGTAACGGTAAGACGACTGCTGGCTGCGTCGAGACCTTCATGCGCCTTATGGAGTTTCCGAAGACTGAGTGTATCATCGCCCGTAAGACGCGCCCTGAGCTCAAGGCTACCACGTGGAAGATGTTCATGCAAGGCGACACGTCCAAGGACGGTTGGCATGGGGTGCCTAAGGAGTGCATCAAACTTTACAACCGCTCCGATCTCTACCTTGAGCTCGTGAATGGTAGCGTGGTGCATGGCGTGCCGCTCGACGATCCCGCCAAACTCGAGAACTACAACCTTGGTCTCTTCTGGGTAGATCAGGCGGAGGAGATTGAGGAGGATATCTTCCTTAAATTCCACGGTCGCCTTCGTCAGCAGGAGGCGCCTCGCGAGGGTTTGCTCACGTTTAACCCTAACGGACACAACTGGCTGTGGCGGCGATTCATCGACTCGAACCGCTCCCACAGTTTCGCACGTCAATACGGCTGTGTCGAGGCGACGCCGTTCGATAACCCGAACCTCCCGGAGGACTACCTTGAACAATTCGAGAACCTCCCTAAGCATTGGTATGAACGGTTCGTTATGGGGTCTCATGAGGTCTTTGTGGGGCAGATCTTCACGGATTACAACCCCGATATCCACGTCATCGACCCCTTCCGAATTCCCTCTGACTGGGAGCGATGGTCATGTTTCGATCCCGGGCTTCGTCACGAAGGTGCCCTGTCTTGGGTGGCCCGTGACTATGAAGGCAACGCATACTACTACCGTGAGGTCGTAGAGGCGGGGCATGATATTGCTTGGTGGGCTGATCGGTGGCTTGAGGAGGAGATGGTCAATGACGCGTGGGGTGGACCTGACGAAGACATCTACCGTCGACTTGTTGGACCTGAAGCCAGGATCAGGGCCCAAACTGACGGCAGATCAGTTATCAGCCTACTCAACGACGCTGGAGTCTTTCCTGAGTTCTCTGATCGTGACCCCACCGCTCGGATATCCCGGATCACCGAGTACCTACGACCCACTGTGGGACATGTACCCCCATTCGGGTATGTGGATGAGGCCGACGTGGCAGCGCCTCGGCTATATATCTTCTCCACTTGCGCTAAACTCCAAGAATGGCTCCCACAGTACAGATGGAAGCCGCAGCGGACGAACTTTACTGAAGAAGATACTCCCGAAAAGCCGCGCAAGAAAGACGACCACAACATCGACTGCCTCGGACATATCCTCGTTGCTTTTGATGACGAATCTCCTATGCTGGAGGGACGGGATAGACCGCGTCGTAATGCCGAGGATAGACTTCTGGATGAGCATTTCGAGGCCGAACTTGCCGCCGCTGGCGGACGCATCCGTGGCAAAGGTTACAGAGGTAGGAGCGTGATGGTGTAAATGTACGACTTCTCGGACAACAACGCCGGTCGGGTTAATTGGAAAGAGATCTACGCCAGCGGTACGCGTCGCATCTACCTTAAGCGGGGTGGTAGTGAAGGTCGCGCAGCTAGTTTCGCTGACCCGACGTTTGTACCGCGTCTTAACGCCGCTCGTAAGGTAGGACTCGAGGTTGGCCCGTACTACTTCCATGAGCCTCGTCGGCATTCGCCGAAAGAGGAGATGGACGCGGTCCTCGGCCTCCTCGCGCATCATCATCCCAAGCTCCTGCCGCTGGCGATGGATGTTGAGTGGGGCACTGCAGACAAGGCTGCGGGTGCATGGGTGTGGGAGTTCGCTACATTGTGGAAGCACCACGTCGGTCATCTGCCGATCTTCTACAGTTACTACTCTTTCGCTCAGGACCTCGAATTGCCTGATGCGGCTGCAGAGATGCCGTTGTGGCTCGCGGGGTATGGTCGTGACGACGGCAAGGAGTACCCATACACCGTGCCGCACCCTTGGCGGCGAGCCACTGCACATCAGTATACAACGAAGGCTCGTGTCCGTGGGATTACGGGGACTGTCGACTTGACTCACGTCCTCGATGGCACGGCTTTCGACTCTCGGATCTGGTGAGGAGGCATATGTTTCTCGTAGAGACAATGACGATGGCGCCTAATTGCTGCCTTACGTGCGGCAAGGGCAACACGCCAGATGGTCGAACCGGTGTTGTAGGACCGTTCGTCGATCTCGCTATCGATTATAACTGGGGCGATTCGGGGTATATGTGCAGCGATTGTGTCGCGAAGCTCGCTGTGCTCTTTGGGTGGATCTCCCCTGACACTAAGAAGGAGCAGGATCTCAAGATCGCGAAGCTCGAAAAAGAGATCCACGACCTCAATGCGGACATGGATCGCCGCCGCCTACGCGAAAAGAAGGTTCTGAGAAAGGCGAGAATCGCGTGACTTGGGCTGCTCTAAGCATTGCTGCGTTCGTTGCGACTGTTTCCGTTGTCGGTGCAGTCGTGATCGCCGTAAAGCTCTCTAGAAATGCCGCAGATGAAGCCGCGCGTTACGTCACAGCGCACGCTGAAACGCTTGCGTCCCTCGAGAGGGTCCACGACAAGAACATGCAACAGCTTTCGACTATGGCGGATCGTTTCATGGCCCTCGACTTCTCACAGTTCAAGAGCTTCCAGATGTCGGAGACTGCTGAGGAGGGCTCTTTCGAGCTGCCTGACGACCTCGTTCGGATCGAGCGACCGATGCCGGGTGGTCGTACTGCTGTCGTAGGCGAGCGCGAGGTAGAGCTTATGCGCCAGCGGGTCGAAGAAGAAGCACTGCTGCGTGAGGATTTCCCACCTGAGGACGATCTGTGAGAATCGGCCAGGCCACTAACGAGAAAGAACTTCTCTCCGCGTGTAAGAACGCTCGGGAGCGGCGGCTTATGGCACGTCGCGCGCACGAGGTTGTTTGGTGGAATAACATAGCTATGATCGCCGGGGATCACTATGCCACCTTCAATCCGAACATGGCGCTCTTCGAGGACCGCGATCCTAACTTCGACACCGAGTACATGGATAAAAAGCCTCGTATGGTCGTTAACCACAGCCTGTCTGTGGCGCGTACCGAACTTGCGAAGCTCACTAAGAGCGACCCGATCATGGAGGTCGTTGCAAACTCAGATTCGCCACAGGACATTGCTGCGGTGAGAGTGAGTAAGGCTGCTCTGAACTACGTAGAGTGGAAATTCCGCCTTAAGAAGCTGCGTAAGAACGCAGTCTGGTGGATGCTCGTTGGTGGCGTATGCGGGGTGAACATCGGGTGGGACTACTTGAACGAGCAGGCAGGGTTTATGTCCTACGTTATCGACCCCTCCACGGGCGATGCGACATTTAACCCCGACCGTAAGAAGGAAATTCAGGACATGGTAGACTCGGGTGAGCTTGACAAGTTGCCTGAGGAGAAATTGCCGCTCGGTGAGCTTGAGTACAAGCTCTATACCATGTTTCAACTATTCCCCGACGAGAATGCCCTCGACTTCGAGGAGATCAGGGATCTAATCACTACCGAGGTCATGGACATTGATACGCTTCGGGGTATCTATGGCAAGCAGGTCGACGGCATCATGCCTGAGGATACTCAGCTTGGTGTCATGGAGCGCCGTATGATGCAGCGTATCGGGGCGATCAATCCTCTCTACGAGCAGCGGGACCTTAATGGGGTTTACATTCACACCTTCTGGCTTGAGCCGGGGGTGTATTCGGGTAATAAGTTCCTCAAAGATGGCATCTACATGCGGTGGTGTCAAAATAAGATCCTCGATTGCTCCAATGGGTTTCCGTACCAGGATGGTCGGCTGCCGTTCGTGTTCTTCCAGCACATCCCCAGTGCCACAACGATCTGGCCTGACACCACAGTGAATCAGATTCGCCAGCTTAACCTCGAGGTGGACAAGACAACGTCACAGCTCGTGGAGTCTAAGGACTACATGGCGAATCCGATGTGGCGTATCCCGACGCAGTCTAAGGTCAAGGGACAGATTAAAGCTGTGGCGGGAGGTATTATTCGCTATGTTCACGTTCCAAATGTTCCTCCACCCGAGCCGATTCAGGGCCTCGAGATGCCGGCGCAGGTGGAATCCCTACTTGCCGGTCTACGCGAACAGATATTGGACATCTCTGGTCAATCCGAGGTTTCCCGCGGCCGTGTCCCGACTGGCGTTCGTTCTGGGGTGGCTGTCGCTTACCTGCAGGAGGAGGACGATACCAAGCTTGGTCCGACAGTGTTGCAGATGGAGGAAGCAATCGCTGTGATGGGTAGCATGACGCTAGAACGTATCGCTCAGTTCTACACCCAGCAGCGCACCATTCGCTTCTACAAGCCTGATGGGCAGTTCGACGTGATTAAGTTCCGTGGTACTGACCTCAAGAACAACACCGATGTCCTCTGTCAGTCGGGTAGCGCGATGCCGAAGATGAAGGCTGCACGCCAGCAGTACACGCTTGAGCTCGTATCTCTGGGGATTCTCACAGATCCTAAGGAGATTAAGGATGAGCTCGATCTTGGTGCAGGTGAGCCTGATAACGACGATAAGAACCGCGCGCAGGCAGACCGTGAGAACAACATCATGCTCCACGGCCTCGACCTTAAGATGTTCACCATGCCTAATAACCCCTCGGATGAGCAGGTACAGCAGACTGTGTCAGCTGCGGTGCCGGTCAAGGCGTGGCAGAATCATCAACTCCACATCGAGCGCCACACCTCGCAGATGATGGAGGAGGAGTTCGATCAGCTTCAGATCAAGAATCCAGGCATTGCGCGCCTCTTCGATGAACATGTAGCGATGCATCAGCAGTTTATCCAGGCGCAGCAGCAACAGCAGATGCAGTTGATGCAGGCTGCTAAGGGTGCACCTGAGGGCACGGGCGGTATGACACCTAACACCAATGGTAATGGCGCGCCACCAGCACCTTCTGGATTCACGCGGCAGATGTCGCCTGTTCCGGATATCATCGGGGGTGGGGTAACGCAGCTCACGACCCGCGTCGAGCGCCCCACGGCCGGTCTCCGAGCGCCGTCCGGTGGGCCACCCCCGTAAGTCTAATAGTGTCATACGAGAGAGGAGGGTAGTACATGGCAAGCACCAAGACCAAGTCCGCTACGAAGCGTAAGGTCACTGCAAAGCGGACGCGTAAGGCGAAGCCTCCGACTGTTGAGCAGCTCAATCAGCCTGCAGATGCTTCGTCGGAGAACGCTGTACCACTCGCAGAGGGGCAGAAGACGACTCCTGGTAAGAAGTTGTCGAAGCCACACAAGCTCCGAATCGTGGTCGGTGGTAATCCCGGGACAGTACCCGCGGAGGATCAGACGGCCTACGAGGGTGAGGACATGCCAGCCCTCACCGGTGAGACGTGGGTCGTGCTTGGTGAGCACGAATCCGTCCCCGAGCGGTATCAGGGCAGCATCGCTGCGGTGATCGACCCGATCCCGATTGCTCGTAAAGAGGATCCGGTGACCGGTGCAGTGAAGGAGTACACTCATCCGGATGCGGAGCTTCACGTCCGCGAACGGTCGCAAGGCGCAGAGCTGTGGATTCCGCTCGACGCGGTGAAGCAGATCTCGCTCAACGGTCGCCCCGGAGTTACGAAGGGGCTATGATGAAAGACAGTTCGCTCCACAACTTGGACAACGCACTCGCTCGCGTGAGCGATAAGATGGTGCACACCGACAAGGGGTCCTTTGTGCGAGTGGACGATCTAAAGGAGGCAATGGCCGATACACGAGAGGCCATGATCGAGGAGGCGCTTAGATCGCGTCCTCGAACGATGAGGGAAGCGAAGAGGATGGCACGTCAGGACCCGGAGCTGCAGAAAGCTTTCAGCTACGACCGGATGGAGCCCCCTGGTCGCTCCGTACCTGCTACAGAAGTCCGAACGTCGTCGAGGACGTAAAGCGTAGGCTTCTGAGAGGAGATGATTCGCTGTGGGTAACATGGCTGATGAGGTAGCTCGTCGTATGAGGGAAGATGGTGTAGACCTCGCCAATACTCCCGAAGGGGAGTTTGGCAACGACGAGAGAACTCCAGCACCGGGTACCGGAGAGGAAGGCCGTTCTAGATCGCCTGCGGAGGCGCAAAATACCGATAGGCAGAACGAGCCTGGACCGATTCCGTACTCGCGCTTTCAGGAGGTAAATGCCGAACGAACCGCTCTGAAGGAAAGATGGGGCGTGCTCGATGAATACGGCATCGAACCGGACTCCGCGGTTCGACTGACCCAGTTCGAGAGAGCCTACCAGGCGGATCCCACTGGTGTTCTCGCATCCATGATCGACAATCTCACCGACTTGCCTGACAGTCGAAAGGCGGCGCTCAAGGAGCTCCTAAGCTCCCAGTCGAACCAGACTAAGCGGGCGGGTGAGGGTGAAGATGAGGGTAATGAGGACAATAGATCGTTGCCGCCTGAGGTGAAAGAGGCGCTTGACTATGTCCGCCGTTCTCAGGAGCGTGACAGACAGGCCGAGAGCAATGCACGTCTCGACGTCGTACTGAGTCATTGGAAGTCGCTCGACGAGAAGGACAACATCAAGTTCTCTGATCGTCAGAAGCTGCAGTACGTTCAGACCGCATCCGCTATGGGGGGTCACAAGACTCTTCAGGATCTGTCTGAGGCTGCACGCAAGATGGCGCTGGAGGACCGCGATGAACTCCTGGGAGGAGCGATTCAGAGGCCGAGAACGGAACGGCCCTCAACGGTATCCGGTGGTGGAGTTCTCCGTAGTGACGCCATCGTCCCCAAGACGATGCCAGAGGCGAGGAAACTCATCGAAGCAGATATCGCAGCGGGTCGTTTCCCAGACCTATCACCGTAGGAGGCTAGATGGCACTTGCTTACGCACAGGTGAAGCCTCAGCCGCGTGATGCCTGGGGGCAGTTCGAGGTACGCATCGTGGATATCACTCTCGACGGGGCATACGCCGCGGGTGGTTACGCGATTACTCCACAGCAGGCGGGTTTCGGGGCGAATGGTGTGATCCTCTTCGCTATTCTCCCGGAGATTGCAGGCTATGCACTGGAATGGATTCCTGCTACACAGAAGCTGATGGTGAAGCAATCTGGTGCAGTAGTCTCATCGCCGAACGCGGAAGTGCCTAACAACGCAGCCGGCATCAACGGCTTGATTCCGAGAGTCATTTTTCTCGGATATGGAAACGGCTAGGGAGGTAACTGATGCAGACTACCACCTCTGCTGATCAGATCCTCCAGAACTACTATCTGCCGGTCGTCCGGGAGATGGTGAACCAGCGTGCTATCCTGCTCTTCGGATACACGCCGGCGGAACTGGAGGCTGGCGCAGGAACGATGAACGCTGCCGGTGGCGAGACCATCGACTATCAGGGCATCTCCAAAGATGCTGAGATTGTCGAGTTCGCTGGTCGTCAGTGGGTTGTGGCCGTTCACACCGGTCGCAACGAATCCGGTACGGCACGTGCTGAAGGTGGCACGCTTCCGCCTCCGGGTCAGCAGTCCTGGAACGACCTCATCGACAAGATCCGTAAGCTGTACAAGCAGATTCAGCTCTCGGGTTACGCGATGGAGGTCACCGAGCGCTCTATTGGTGCATATCTGAGGCTCCTCGAGGGCGAGACCGTCGGTGCGGTCAATGACCTCCGTAAGGATATGAACCGCCAGGCGTTCGGAGATCAGTCGGGCATTCTGGCCAATATCACAGCGAAGGCAGCTAACACGATTACGGTGGACTCCCTGCAGTACGTTCGCGTGGGCATGTTCATCGACTTCGTGAACTACTCGACGCTGGCTGTGGTCGGTACGCCGAATATCCAGATCACTGCGATCAACGCCGCTACTCGTGTTCTGACCTACTCTGGCGCTGACCAGAGCGGTACGATCACAGCAGGTACGCACGTTCCGATGCTCAACGGCAACGCTGGTAATGAGATCAACGGTATCCAGAAGTTCACGCGATCCGATCTGTCTCAGAACTACGCGCTGCACGGCATCGACTCGTCTGTTGCCGGTAACGAGTGGTGGAAGGCAAAGCAGCAGAACGGAAACAACTCTACGTTCGATGAGGACACGGGGCAGCTGCTCCTTGACCAAATCGGCGCGGAGGGCTGGGAGACTGAGCTGATCCTCACGACTCGCGGTATCCGCCGTCGGTACGTGAACACGCTCAAGGCCCAGAAGCGGTGGAACGATGCCAACGCTGGCACCATGCACGGTGGCTTCAAGTACATCGACTACAACGGGTTGCCGCTCATCTTCGATGACGACTGCCCGAAGCAGCTCATGTTCTTCCTCCGGCCGTCGGACCTGTTGTGGATTCAGCTCAACGGCAACGACTTCCGATGGATGAACCGTGACGGTGCAATTCTCCGTAAGGTCGAGACTACCGACCTCGATGCGTACAAGGCTACGCTCTACAAGTACGCAGACCTTGGTTGCATCCGTCGCAAAGTGCAGGGCGTCGTCTACAACCTCGCAGACGACATCCCGTAACCCGCGCGAGATAAGGCGGACGATGGCTAAGCTACACGCGATCCAAACTTTCTACGACCAGCGCCTTGGCCTGGTAACGTTAGAGGACGACGTGCTATCCATCGTCCGCCAAGTCCGCGATCTCTATGGTGACCGAGTCTACATCCTAATGGATGAGACTAACGGTTACTACCACTTCGTGGAGAAAACTGACACGGAGGAGAAACTGATCTTCACCACCGACTGCCTCGACGCAAGATCTCTGGAGCGTTTGCGGCGCGCTGATTCCCACAGTCGGGGTTATGTCGATGCCTACGACGAGGTTGAGAAGGAGCAGGACGAATTGAACGCAGCGCACGAGAACTCCCTGCGAGAGCGAATTAGGGAACCCTTGGAGCGCTTGATTCACACGAACAAACAAGACGGCCTCGAACCATTAATGCCTACTGTAATGCCAGTCTCTGGTGAGCGTAGAAAGGTGGGCCGTCCCAGTGCCTGACGCGAACGGCAAACTTCAGCTTCAGGACTATGACACCGGCCTCACTGCTCGCGGCTTCGATGCCTTCCTGCAGTCAGATCGCTACCAGATGATTAATTTCGGATATCGCTACATCGCGCGTAAGTTTCCCTGGTCGTGGGAACAGACGAATCAGGTCTACGTCATCAACCCCGGGACGCCCTCTATCGCTGTCGGTGGCGGTGTACCTCTCACAGCCAAGAACGTCGAAGCTGTGGAGAACATAACTGACCCATATCGCCAACGTTTGACGCCTGAGCGCGAGGATCAATTCCGTCTCGTATGGTTGCCCCTCGACTTAACAGCGACGAAGAATCAGGCAGTTCCGTTCCGTTACTATGTCTGGGCAGGGCAGATCTATCTGTTACCACCGCCGCAGGTGACAATGAGCATCCAGGTCTGGTTTCGTAAGTTCCTACCTGACATGGTACTGCCGGCGGATATACCTGCGACACCGCAGATCATGGACGAGGTTATTCTCGATGCTGCTCTCGTTCGTTGCCATCGACGAGCGCATGAGATTGCCCTTGCCCAGGAGGCGCAGTCGCGCGTGGATGAGGCGCTTGGCGATATGCTTGCTGAGGACGTGTTTGTAGACGAAGAGAGGCAGGAGCGAGTGCTCCCTGATTCGCAATGGCTCTAGAACCGGGACAGATCGACATTGATCGTGTCCAGGTTACAGGCTGGATTAAGTCCTACCAGCGACTTAAGAATCCTAAGATAAACCTCGAGGGCTATATCAGAATGCAGGTGGATAAGTTGAACCTCCCCGATGCGATGGTGAATACCGACGTTGAAGGCCGCGAGCATCTTCCTAACGAGGTGCACGTCGCCGACCTCATCATCGCTGACCTACCCTCCTATGGAGTGAAAATTGCCCCAGGTAGCTGATCTCAAAGAACTCCGCGCCGCCACTGCTGGCTTTGGTGGGGGGGTCAATATCCGTGATGCTCCCGATCAGCTTGGGCCAGACGAGCTTCGTAAGGCAGAGAATGTGACTCTCGATCAGAAGGGTAGTCTTAGCAAGCGTCTTGGTTGTATGAACATGGGACCTATTGGTGTGAGTGGAGATCGTATTATCTCTAACTTCACTTTCTACCGTCCCGGTACCACGCCACAGTTGATGGCGCATACGACAGCGGGTAAAATGTACTACACCAACGACCCGACTGCTAACCCCATCGTATGGACTCAGATTGTAGCAGGTCTCTCTATGACAACGCCTGCCTCGTTTGAGGTCTACGCTAACAAATGCTTCTTCGCCGAAGGGACGGTCTATGCATCCTGGGATGGAGCAGCTTACCTTACCTACGCTGGAGCGCCGTTGGGAACCTTCCTCAGGGTATGGAAGGATGCGATGTGGGTCTCTGGAGTTGCTGGTCTGCCCGACCGGTTGTATGAAAGTACTGCGGGAGACGCGACAACGTTCCCCGCTGCGCAGTGGGTGGACATCCTCCACGGAGATGGGGACTTCGTGTCAGCTCTCTTTTCCGACGGCCTCTTCCTCGGCGTCGGCAAGAAACGTCGCACTCAGGTCGTCTACGATCCAGGACTATTGGCGAATCGTACTGCAGACTTTGAGAAGGGCGTGGAGAGCCACTTTGGCGTGGTGCACATGGAGGACAAACTCTACTATCTCTCGCGGCTCGGGGTCTGCTGGTGGCAGGGGGATGCGAGTGCGAGGCTGATCTCCTACAAGATCGATCCACTCTTCCGTGGTGAGCTCATTAACTTGGGTGCGCTCAGTAGTGTTTACGCCTACCAGTTGAATGATCGCTGTGGGTGGGCTATCCCTGAGGCGGGATCGTCCATTCCCACGATAGTGATTGAATACTACCCACGTCTCGGTCCTATCTATCAGATTTCTGGTAACATCGGACCGGGTCCGTGGACATTCCAGCGTCTCCCAGCTACATGTTTTGCTACATACCGCTCAGGCGGTGTCGAACGTGTCCTCGGTGGTAATGCCAACGGCAACTCGATGCTGTGGGTGTACGGCTCTGTGGGCACTGATGATGGGCAACTTTTCACGAGCACCGTTGAGACTGGCGCATATAACCTGGGCGATCCCATCAACTGGAAATACCTCCGACGTGTCAAGCTCATCGGTCGTGGTAAGTTTTACTTCCAGCTTAAGCGGAACTTCCAGACTGCACTTTATAAGACTTACCTTATCGACCTTACTGGGTCATCTGATAACTGGGGTACAAGTAACTGGAATGATCCAGGTAAGACATGGGGGCCAGATTCTTATCTCAAGGAGCTAATCCAGAACCTCGACGCGTTTGGGCGAGTCTTTACTATCGTCCTCACTGACAGTGAAACTACTACGGGGTTCTTGAACATCCCTGTCGGCAGTAAGAATACTGAGGTGCCAGCAGGTGAGTGGCAATTCTTGGAGTGTGTCATGGACGGCGATCAGCTAGGACTGAGGGGCTAACATGGGTGCATACAACATCGTAAACCCGGCTGACCTCGTCTCTGGGCAGCCTGAGGACATTTCGCAGGTGCTCGCCAACTTCCAGGCAATCCAGGCGATTCTGAATGGTGGCATAGATAACTCCAACATCAATGCGGCAGCTGCCATCGCCTACTCCAAGCTCATGTTGGCGAACAGTATCCTCAACGCAGATATTTCACCCGCAGCAGCCATCGCTATCGCTAAACTTGCAGGTTATCCCGCCAATGGAGCAGTCTTCCTTGCAGGTGATGGCACGTGGAAGGCTGCATCTTCTATCACCTACCGCAGGACGATCGCTGTTACAGTGAACAATAGTGTGGCTGAGGTGGACCTACTTGGCGGCGGGGTTACGGTGGCTGCCGGTGCGATTGGACCCTCGGGCGTTATTCGGCTCACAGCGTGGGGCGACCTGCTGAGCAATAATGGTATCATCGGAGTCAATCAGTGGAAGTTGAAGCTTGGTGCGACGACCCTGATTGATACAGCCAATCCTGGTGCGAACTTCAGATATGGCGGGTCGGCAACGCGCTACCCTTGGCGATTGGTTGCAGAGATAATGAATCTCGGGGCAGCAAACTCGCAACTTGTTAGCTTCTTGCTCACATATCAATCTCCGCTCAACAATGTTACATCTTTGGCGATGGCCACAGGAGAAGGCTATACAACTTCGGATAGTGTACCTACTCTGCCGGAAATCATCGCACAGGGCTTTAACACCGCAGCGGTAGATACGACCGTGGCCGATGCTCTTGTCTTATCAGTGATACAGTCTGCCGCAAGTGTGAACCAGGAAACCAAATGCTACGGTGCACTCGTGGAGATCATCTAGTGGGTCAGACTACTTTTCCCTATCGTCCCAATAAGGGGTCTGATGCGGGTAGCATTGCCTGGACGGTCTGGCAGATGCTGCAATACTTTGCTAATAGCATCTTCGACGTCTTCGTCAACAAGTTTATCCAGGGCACAGCTGTGGTCGCAGCGGGCACTACTAATGTAGTAGTGAATGTTGGCCTCAGTAGTGGTGCCTACCAAGTTGAACTTTGTCCTCTTGCAGATCCAGGAAGTAGGTGGTGGGCAAGTGCAAAGACCGGCGCGAACTTCCAGATCAATCTTTCCGCTGCTGCTCCTGCTGGCGGCGTTCCTTTCGATTACTTCTGCAAGCTTCCCTAGGAGGGTTAGTATGAGTGCAGCCGCCCCGACTGTAGCAGAACTCAACGCTCAGGGTATTGGGCAGCTTGGCGCTGCGCCGCCTAACCCGCAGACGACGCCCGGCGGCCTCAATAACCCCAGCGTGAACACGCCTGGTGGTACTGATTATGTAGCGCAGGTGGATACGACTCCGATGTTCCAGCTTGCGCCGAGTCAGGTGCTGCCTACAAACATGACCTTCCCACAGGCGTACTCAGGGCCTGAGGCAGATGCCCAGTATATGGCCGATGAGGCTGCACTGCGATACAACATCGCGAAGCAGTACTCAGACCTACTTAACCAACTGGGGTACGTTGACCCACAAACTGGGGCGACGATCCAGGGGCAAATCGCACAGAAGTCGAACATCCAGGGTGCTCAGTACCAGCACGACCTCGCGCAGGAGGCGATTGACAACGACCGTACCATGCAGAACAACGGTACGATCTTCTCCGGCGTTCGTGGTACTGAGCTCGCAAAGCTTCAGTACCCCACAGAGAACCAACTTGGTGGGCTGCAGCTTGACACCGCCACGCAGATGCAGCAGGCCTACCAGAACGCGCAGGACCTCATCAATCAGTACTCGCTCCAGAACAACCAGCTCATCGGTCAGGCTGCGCAGCGATATCTCCAGAACATGCTGCAGCAGCAGTCGTTTGCAACACCGCCTAGTGGTGGTACATCAGGTGGTGGGACAGGTACTCCCTCTGGTCAGATTAGCAGCACACAAGGTGCTACTAGCGCATCCCCCATTCAGACGCCCCAGGCGATTATGACACCGCCTGCTTCTACACCAAATCTTCAGGCGATAGCTAATCAGGGATTTGCATCTGCTGGTGGTGGCGGTCCTGGTGAGAGTGCACCGATCACCTCAAGCGAGGGTCAAGCAGTTCCTATCGGTGGACTTGGTGTCAAACTTGCTGCGGAGGGAGCTGTTGTTACGAAGCCCACTCTGACGGTAACAGGTGAGAATAATCGTCCTGAGGTGATTGTGCCCCTCGATAAGCTCAAGCCTCGCTCGCAGATTGCATTGCTGAGGCTTGCTGACGAGGCGGGTATCTACACTGAAACGGTGAAGAGGATGGCGAACATTGGCTGACGCTACAGCTACCGCTCCAGCAGTAACACCTGGCGCTACAGGTGCACCCGCGACAGCGCCAAACATCTTGGGTGTTGGCTCAGATGTCCTCACACCACAGACGACGGCTGATCTTGCAGCTACTGCGCAAGCGCAGGCGACACAGCAAACGACTGCTGCTGAGGCGCCATATCAGAATCAGATCGACCTCTATCAGACGCAGGCAAAACAAGCCGCCGGCGACGTTTCCTCTGAGTACGCAAGTCTTCTGCCTCAGGTGCAGGCTGCTGCTACCTCTGTACAGGGTGCTAACGATCAGGCGCTCGCAGCTGAACAATCTATTTGGCAGAGCGCCGGCACACGTCTTAACCAGCTCGCTCAAAGTCAGGCATCTGAGGCGCAGCAGATGGCGCAGCAAATCGGAGGCCCTGTGGGTGGTACGGCATTGCTCACCGAGGGTTTGGAGCCGTACATGGCAGCATTTCCTAGCGCTGAGGCGGGTAGCTTGCTTAACGCGCTTGGCTTGTCGCAAGCGGGTGAGCAAATGGCTGAAACGTTCGCTGGGCGCGTGTTCCCCGCTATGCAGACGGAGGACGAGGCGAAAGCACGTAACTTCTACGACGACAAGATCAGCACTGCCCAGGACTCCATTAACAGTCTAGAGAGTCAGAAGGCGGGCTTGGTCAACGACAAGTATACTACTCTGCTGCAGAACGAGCGGCAGTTTGAGTTGGATCTCGCGACTAAGCAGGCGGACGCACTCAAGGCCCAGCGCGATTGGACTGTGGCGCAGCACACCCTGAAGAACGACGATACTCGTCTCGCCATCGAGGAGGGTAACTATCAGGACTCGCGCGCAAAAACCGCTGCGGACATTACTCACATCTCTACTCAGGATCGTCTTGCCGCTGAACGACTTGGCATAACTGCTCAGCACTACACTGTGCTGGCGCAGCATTATCAGGAGACAACGGCAATTGCTCAGCAACGTGCAGACGTTCAGCAGCGCACTAACGCCATGTCGCTCTTGGACGCAGCGATGGGGTACAGCAAGGCGATTACGCTCACCCAGAAGCAGGTGCTGTCTGGGGCGCAACTTAACTCCGTACAACTGTCACTGATTCAGGGCAAGCGTGTTCCTGACGTGTGGTACGATGGCAAAACTAAGCAGTGGTATCAGTACCAGCGCGTGACACAGACTCCCCAGGAATGGGCGCAGGCGGGTGGTCCTAATGGCGCTACACATATCACCGATCCGAATCAGCTTTACTCTATTCTTATCGGGGCGAACGTAAATAAGTCCCTCGCCGAAAGCCTCATTAAAGCACGCACTGGGCTTGGTGATTGGGCACCAGGTAAGCAGGTTAACTACGCTGCCCCAGATCTCGCACAGAAGAGTCTTGATGAGCTTCGCGGTATCGCTACGCAGCGCGGGTTGAAGAGCGCTACAGGCGTTAAGAATAAGCAGCGCCTGATGGACTTCATCATGGCACATAATCCCGCAGCAGCTACGGGCACTAATGCGGGTGGCGCTGGTCCTGGCAATATTCTGACGCCCCCGGGTGGCTAACATATGCCCCCGTTGGGCGCACCACCTCCAGGGCTAGGTATTGATCCTCAGAATCGTCTAAACCTCGGTCAGGGCGTCAAGGGCGGTCGTACCGCTCTGAGGCTTTCTAACGACCAGGACGAACGCGGGCTCCCACCGACCCCTCAGGGTCTCCCGCACATTCAATCTCCTAGCCCCCCTGCGCCTGCACCTCCGCTACTGCAATCCCCCATTACCGGCGCTATGCAGCCAGTTAGGGACACTGACAGAGCCGTCGCAAGTAATCAACCGTTGCAGGAACCGCTCCAGTACAAGGGTGAAGCTGTCCTTCGTCGCGGTTTGCCAACAATGCTTTCTTCGCTCGCGGACGAGCAGGCCTACAAGCCGATGAAGTCCATCGAGGTTAAAGCGATGAAGGCGATCCAGGATCCCCTCGGCAAGTACGATCCGAAGGATCAAACCACCACCAATCTCATTAACGATCCCACCCCACGTATGCAGCTGCGCATCCAGGCTGACCCCACTCTCACTGAGAATCAGCAGCGTCTGCAGCAGCACATTCAGCAGTACCCCGGTCAGAAACCAAACGTACTTACGATGGGTGTACCCAAAATCGCACCCACACACGGTGAAGTTACACCCCCCAGACCTGTGGCGCCACTTGCTAATGCTATGCCGACGCCGGGTACTCCTGAGTATGCTGCGTGGGCAGCGTCGAGGCAGCCGGAGGTTGAACCTAGCAGTGGCGGTGGTGGGGGTACTCCCGCGCAGCAGGCTGAGGTCGCTAAGCAAAGGGCGGAACCTATAACTGCGCTATCACCTAAGGACCTTGCAGCAGCAAATGCATATGGTGTAGCGAACAAGAAATTCCTTGCTACACTGGATGCTAGTGTTAACCCCTTTAGCGGTTCATCGCCCCTCGTTCAGACTGGCAACGAATTGGTGGGTATTGGTCCTGGTCTATACCACATCGCGGGTGGATTGATTCATCATCCAGAGCGTGAGGTTAGTCAGGTGGGTGCAGCCCTTGAACACAGCTATGGTGAGACAATTCATCATCCACTACGCCAGCTCAACAGTGACCCTCTCGGTTTCATCACTAACGTTGCGTCGCCCTTCTTCGTCGGTGCTGGCGCTGCTGCTCGCGCTGGGGAGATCGGTACAACTACTGAGGCGCTGCGCGCAGGCGAAGTTAGTAGGCTTGCCGCTGCCGGTCGTATAGCAAAGATTCTACTGCGCCCACAGCCGGTTGAGCGGTCGATCAAGGGTCCTGCTGGTGAGCTTACGCCGCCTGCATACAAATCCGCCCTCGGTGGACTCCTACAGAAGCATGTGTTCGACCCCATCACTGAGCAGCGTATTAACGCCGCGCAAACTGCGCCCATTCAGAAAGCGGTGGAGGGTGTAGGCAAAGAGATCCATGTAGATGGGCTCGGCAATATGTTCACGCGCAGTGCTAAGTATGGGCGTGAGGTACGTCGTGAGCAGACACGCCTAGTGCAGCAGTATGCGGGTGCGGCTGCTGCCAAGGGTGCAGGCAAAGCTACTCAGGCGGTCGCAGAAGGACGCGCACACCTCCAACTGTGGCATGAATTGTGGGGCGCAGCGCCACCTCATGCTGAATCTTACGCGCTCGACCCAGAGCGATATGTAGGTATTAAGGCACCACCTGACGGGGCTGTGTCCTCGAAGGGGTATGCTACCGAATCGGGGGTCGCTAATCGCTACAAGGCGATGGTAGAAAATGATCCTGCTAAGATCGCTGCCAACCCCGACGCCTATCGCTTTGTACCTAAGGATGTATGGAAGAGCATGCAGCCATACGCACCACCCACGGGTACTGCTGCGAAGGTCATCTCGGGGGTTAACAACGTCTCTCAGCTCGTGCGTCTCGGTCGCTTCCTTCATCCTGGTTATGCAGCATGGGCGGTGCAGAATGGAATTCTCCACGCATCTCAGGCAGGTATGTTCGCCTTCCGCAATGCCTGGCAGCTGCGTAATGAATATCCGCGGCTAGGCGCTACCGCACAGCAAGTGTTTGATCGCCTCGCGGGTACAGGTGTTGCACACGCCACAGAGGGTGAGGGGTCGGGTAAGCTTTTCACTGCTGGCCAGAAACTGGGTAAGTTCTGGCACAAGGTCGACGACAGCTACTGGCGAAAGATGTCGATGATCCATGAACTCAATCATGCGGGCTATCACACTGCTGAGGATTGGACGAAGCTCATGCGTGAGAATCCTCAGCGATTCCGTACCATAGCTAACCGCTCGGGTAAGGAAGCTATCGAGTATGTGAATGAGATGACGCCAGCTGAGCGTCAGACGCTACAGAAGACGATGACTGCGTATGGCTGGACACGTGGTGCAACGTCGTGGTCTGGGCGTTTCGCATGGCAGCATCCAGTACAGGCACGTCTTGTTGCTGAGGCCGGACGCGAGGGCAAGAATCAGGTGGAGCAATTCTATGCCGGGCACAACGGTATGGCGCCCGATTGGCTCAGAGGCTACCTACCTCTCTCAGCGCATAATTCACCCTGGATGTTGTCGGGTATGACCGTCAACCCCTTCGGTACACCGGGTCAGCTACTCGGCGAGGCGGGGCTTACTCCTGGTAGCGCATCTAACTTCACAGCTGAGGAGGCGCCTGCACTGCAAGATCTATCTGAGGCTGTCACTGGCATGGATCGTTACGGCAAGGCTATCCCCGGCGGATTCGGTGGTCGTGTCGGCAAGGCGTTGTCGGACATGGTGGGTAGATTCGAACCCGCTGCGGCGTTCAAGTCTATCACTGGTGGTCGTACCTCAGGGACATTCCTCGGCGGTCCGAAGCAGGGGCTTGCTGATTATCTCGGCACGGGGCTTGTGCAGCTTAACAACGCCACTAAGACCGCCGCGCTCGGTGAGAAAGATTACGAGCAGGCGTTGAGTAAGCCTGACGAGATCACCTTCCGTATGCAGCATACATTGCAGCAACTGCCTTCGGAGTTTGCTCAGTACGCTGCCAAGGTGGGTAGTCCGCCACCGCCTAACCTCGTCGGACGTATCAAGGGCGATCTAGAGATGGTGCAACAGCGCGATCTCTATCAGTATCACTACGCATCGGTACATGGCGCGAAGAGCTGGAAGGGGCTACCGCCGATCAACAAGCTCCAGGGCACCTTCGCCTTCATAGAACAGCACAAACTCATCCCACAACATATGGTGGGTGAGATGATGACTGCAGCTCGGGGTCTAACTAATGATAAGGAGATCGACGCTTACGTGCGGGCACTGTGGGCGGGTACGGGTATTGGATCAGCTAGTAACGCTTGGAAGCGTACTATGAAGTCTATAACACCCGCTACCCTATCACCGCCCAATAAGTGAGAACTGTCGAACTTCCCAAGACGGTTGAGGGTTGTGATCGTGCGCTACACTACTACGCCGCTCAGTTGGACATGGTCACTGATCCCGAGGACAAGACCCTCATTCGCTGGAGCATTGACAAGCTACTCGACCGCAGAACGGAGTTGAGTCGTGAGCGCCGTAAGCGCCGCGCTACCGCCTAACATTCAGCAGATGGCTGAGAGTGTGGGTGCCCAGGAGGGTCTACCCCCAGGCGTATTACCCGCGCTGGTGAATCAGGAGAGTGGTGGTGACGTCAATGCTAAGTCGCCGGCAGGTGCTGAGGGACTTACACAGCTCATGCCATACACGGCGCAGGGGTTAGGCGTCACCAATACGATGGATCCGTTACAGAATCTTACAGCAGGCGCGCGGTATCTTAAACAGCAGCTAGACAAGTTTGGAAGTCTCCCATTAGCGCTCGCCGCGTACAACGCGGGCCCTGGTACAGTCGCCAAGTACGGCGGCATCCCTCCGTATACTGAGACGCAGGCCTACGTGAGGGATATCATGGCCGCTATGGGACAGGGCGGGGGAGCCGCCGCCTTCAGTGCTGCAACGACCCCCTCGCCCGACACTGAGGGTACCCCCGCCCTGACAACTCCGCAACAGATGATAGGTGCAGGTGCGGGTCTTGACCCATCACTACTTGGTGGTGGTGACGAAGCTACAATGGCGGCGAACGAGGCAAACCAGCCAATCCTCGCGCCCCCGTCATTGTCTGGACCTACCGCCTTGGGCGGAGGTAATCCCACTGCACCCGATAACGCTGCACCTGTGGTGCAGGCAGCGAAGAGTTTCCTCGGCGTCCCATACAAGTGGGGCGGTAATAATCCCAAGACTGGCCTCGATTGTAGCTCCTTTGTGCAGCAGGCGTTCGCTAAGGTTGGTGTTAATCTCCCACGTACTACCTATGAGCAAGTCAAGATGGGGCAGCCTGTCGCACTCGATCAGCTTCAACCGGGTGATGCAGTGTTCACCGAGCCCGGTCGCGCGGGTCCCAATCATGTTGGCATTTACGTAGGTCATGGTACGATACAACAATCGCCCCACACGGGTGATGTTAATGGCTACATACCGCTCAAGAGTTTCTTAGGCGACGGCTTCGTAGCCGCTCGTCGATATGCAGTACCTACAAGAGGAGGCAAGAGGTAATGTTTAAGGGCGTCACACCGAACATCACGCCGGCACAGGTCACGGCGTTCGTAGCATGGGACGTAGCACAGGCAGTGTCATTTGGCTGGGTGAGTGGCACACAGTCACAGCTGCTCATCAGCATCGGCAGCACTGTGGTGTCAGCGATCATCGTTGTCGCTGATGCTATCATCCGCCACGGTCGTGCGACAGGTGGTGTTACATCCAGCGCCTTCACCCATGCACCATCATCTACGCGGAGTAGTAAGTAGTGCAGTTGTTCATAGCTACAGTGTCGCTAGCGCCTGTGTATCTAGGTGGCGGATACTTTGCCGCGCGCTGGTATCACCATCGAAGGAAAGGCATAGGGCACTGATGTGGAAACACAATTGCTCCGTACCTATCTGGCAATACTCGTTGCGGCGATCTGGGGCATCGTGGTAATCGTGAGTCTGTTTACCCAGCAGTACACTGTCCTTGGGGCGATTACGCCCGTAATGCTGGTGGTAGCGGGGTGGTTGTTCGTCAAGAGAAACGGAGATACATGATGCAACGCGCATATCTTCTACTCATAGTAGTGGCAGCTATCGCCTTCGGTGTCCTCTCGTTTCTCACTCTACATGCGTACAATCAGGTGAAGGCAGAGACAAAGGCAAGAATCGCAGCTCTACAAGCAGAACGCCTGGCCTCATGCAGGGACGGTCAAGCTCGCCATATTCAAGTGATTCGGGTGTTTGACCACGACATTACCCTCGCTCTGCAGGCAGCTACAACATCTGCTGAGCGTAGGCATATCGAACAGCAGAAGAACGCGACGCTGGCGTTGATAGATGCGCTGGTGCCGTCAAAGAACTGCGTACAAACGATCTTCCACCCATAGGAGGCAATGTGCAGCTCAAGCTCGGTAAGAAGCCAGCGTCATACGACCGTCGTGATCTCCTCTTCACCGACTTTCGTAAGGGCGGTGCGCAGGAGCAGTACACACCGGCAGCAGTGGGCTTCGCTGTGGATCGTACACAGAACTTCCCCTGGGGTATAATGGGCAATGGTCCCGAGGACGATAACTCACTGCCCACCGACTGGTCAGCAGCTAAGGGTGGCGCGGGCGATTGCACCTGCGCAGACTCAGTGCACCGGGTGATGTACGCCAATCACCTGGCAGGCACTGTGGTCAACATGACCAGCAAGCAGGCTATCGACCTCTACATCGCTATCGCTGGGTACGACCCAACCACCGGCGCTAACGACAACGGCGCTGACATGCGGAACGTCCTCAACTACTGCTACACCACCGGCGTCACTGACGCTGATGGCAACGTTCATAAGATTGGTGGGTTCTGCGCGTTGCAGGCAGGGGATTGGACGCAGATGCTCGAGGCGCTCGAGGTCTTTGATGTTGTCAGCATCGGCATCGAATTCCCGCAGTCAGCGATGGATCAGTTCAATGCGGGTCAGCCATGGACGTATGTCGCATCTTCGCCTATCGAGGGCGGCCATGACATTATGATCGCCACTCGACCGGGGGATAATCTCGTAGATGTCGTGACCTGGGCGAAGCTCCAGGGGATGACGCAGGAGTTCTACGCCAAGATGTGCGACGAAGCGTTCGGCGTTTTTCTGCCCGAGTCCATGACAGCAGGTAAGTCCCCTGAGGGCTTCGACATGGACCAGTTCAAGACAGCGCTCGCGTCACTGTAACTGACTGACGGCGCCCACCCGTCAGCGAGTGGGGACAGATTGGGCCTCCTGTCTGTCCCCACTCACCGAACGTCACTGTCGCGTTATGTCGTCGTGTGAGGCACGTGCCTAGAACGCATCCCTAGGCGTCCCAGAGATGACGGCGCACGTGTGTTGATGTTCGATGCACACGCGATGGGTGCACATGCCCAGGACGCTTAGGGATCATACGTCGCACAATCGTCGGGTCGTCGGCCACGGCGAATATCCCCTGACACGCACCGCCCTGCGGGCGGCTAAGAGTTGAGCCCAGTGGGGCCAGTTATTGGCAGTGCCCCAGCGCCTAAGAAATACAGCACCATATGTCTCCATGAAAGACATATTCATCTGGAACCTGCCGTAATACCCGTTACCTGTATTGTCGGTCCATGTGCCTTCGTAGCGACCGATGCAGATTAACGGATCAGCTGAGGAAGAAGCTGTGATTGATAGAGCCACGATCATAGCACACACCACGATGAGTAACTTCACGCTCACTCTCCTTCTCGAGGTAAGCTAGAAGACGAACCCCTTGCCCCACCGTCTCGACGACAGCGGCAACGCCGCCAGCCTCGTAGATTTCGCGGAGTGTTAAGCGCTGCATCTTGCTTAACTTTTCACCGGGAAGCTTCGTCTCTAACCCAACGTACCGACCATAGATACAGCAGAGCAGGTCGGGGATGCCCACAGCCTGAAACGGGTTGTCGCCGCCATGTATCTTAGCGCAGTACCCACCTGCATCTCTAACAAGCTTCTGTACAGCTGTGACGAGTTTGGCTTCGGGTTGTCTAGGCATATATACTAGTCGGAGGGGTGACAGGCCCCATCTCCCATCACCCCTCCGTCCGCGCGCCGCGGAACTGTTAAACCTTAGAGGTCGTCGAGGTCGACGTCTTCCAGTTCCTCGTCGTCTTCCTCTTCTTCCTCGTCATCTTCCTCAGTATCTTCGTCATCGTCTTCATCCTCGTCATCTGTTTCGCCGTACTTCTCCTTCGGCTGATAGTCGACGGGACGGCTGCGAACGACAGTCTTCTTGTCCTTCTTGTATTCATCGTCGTCTACTGTGGCCATGACGACCTTACCCTCGATCATCTCCGGATCGAAGCTCAACGACTTGCCGGCGACATTCTTGCCGGTCGCTGCGAAGATGAGGTTGCGTAGATTCCAGAGCGCCTTCGCTGACAGCCAAGTGCTGTCGTATATCGTCTTGCCCTTGTACTTCTCAGGCTTGACGACGGTGAAACGCCAATTGATACCGGGCGTCTCCTTCTCTGGCGACTCAGTCCACTCGCCCTTGACGATCTTCAGGAGATAATCGCCAGGTGGCACATGTGCTGCACGACCACCACTGCGAATCTCCTTCGCTACGCCCTCAAAGTTGATCTTGCGCTTCGGCACTGCTCCTCCTTACTCGCTATATATTAGTCCGAGCATCTCCGTCAAATTCGGAGCGTCGATGTACTCACCGAAAGCATTGTTACGATCCTTCGAGATATAGGTGCTGCTGTCGCCGATGAGGAGACGACGCCTCACCTCCTTTCTTCTTCGGTTAGTCTTCTTACTCTTGATAAAGATTTCACGCTTCACGAGGTAGCCGATTGTGCCCACAGCTGCGTCGAGGTGTTTGGCGATGCTGGGCGACACGTCTGGTCCGTACGTCGTGGTCGAGTCGAGGTCCTCATCATCACCTGACTCTTTGGTCCTAACTTGGGCCAAGTAAATGCTATTCAACCCAAGGTTTCTGAAGTTGGTGATCTGGTCTCGCATGAGCTTACCGACCTTGCCGTAGATCTGGCGCGATGGCATATCGGGGTCGCGGCTTGCATCGCGTGAGACCTCATCGCCGAGCACGAATTTGAGGCACATTTGATTGAGTCCCGTAAGTGTATCGAGGGCGAAACTCTCGAAATCGTGATCACCTTCTTGTAGGTACCAATACACGTCTAGCACGTCCTGCCATACTTCAGCACGAAAGACCTTTGGGTCAAAGTCCCGCCGTACGCTGTCGGTGCCTTGCTCATCTACATCGATGATGAGACAGTTAGGTGCTGACGCAGCAAGACGCGTCTTACCCGACCCCGGCTCACCGTAGAAGGCAAAGTGCTGATTGCGTGGTTGTTCGCTAGCGGGCTTGATCTTCTGCCGTACGCGGTCAGAAATCTCACCCTCGCTACGCTTCTTCTTAGTCGTTGCCATTCACTACTCCTTGAGGAGGTCGGATTCGGATTGAGTGTAGCGCTCATCTTCGAAGGTGAAGTCGCTACGAATGAGCGGTTCTATGTCGAGACCGGCGAACTCTGCGCAGCAGATGTCGTGGTATTCGCAGCCGAACTTGCAGGTGTAGAAGTAACTTCTGGGCGGGTGCTTCACTGACCGTCGTTCAATGTCCTTCACCGTCGTCAGAAATTCTGCGAGGCCCTCACGGATCTTGACAGGCTCTACCGGGATGCGTTCGCGTCTGTACCAGAGCGCCTCCCGACCTTTGAGCGAGAGCAACTTATCGCGGTAAACCGCCTTGGCATACTGCTTCCACATCTCACCGTGGACTTCCTTGATTGCGGACAGGTAGGTGTAGTAATCAGTATCCATGCGCTGCGCCATTGAGAGCGTACCCGCCTTAAGCAGGCGAGGTACTGCGGGTGGCTTTGTTCGACCATAGTTGTAGAGGAACCCCCTCACGTCGTAGCCCATCTTACGTAGCCCCCAGGTATACATGACGTTCTGCGGGCTCATCATGCGCTCGTCCGCTGTGGGCACTGACTTTACCCATTTATGATCCCAAACCCAGAGGCCACCGTACTCGAGATCTTCTACAAGGAGATCGACGCGACCCTTGAATGGATCTTCAATGCCCCACTTGGTGAGGGGTACCTCGAGTACGAACTCCACAGCTGGTGTGCCGTCGTCAAGCGTCGCTACTTGGTAGTTCTCCTCCACTTCTCCCCAGAAACGAAGGTATCCGCGCATTAATCTGTACGCCTCGTCAGGTAGATCGCCGAGCATCTCCTTCTCTTCTTCGAAGAGGCCGTCAAATTGATCGCGAAGTTCCTCGTGCACCTGCTCCCACGGCGATACATCGAGTCCCGCCCACGTTCTATGGTGCGCCTCCAACAACGCGTGCAGCCATGTACCACGGCGTAGCGGCAGACGTGGTCGTTTCGTCACCATCTCCCGCGACGGATCGAGGCCGAGCGCCTCAGCCGTGTCGTAGCGGAAACTATACTGCTTCTGACAGCGGCGGAACATCTTGATTCTCGATTGGTTGAATGCCACTAACTCTCCTTATCGCGTACATGCATTGTATCAAACCTCGTCTTCTGGGGCAATGCCTAACCCCGAGGCGTCTGGCGTACCGTCCCAGTGAGTACCCCATTCGACGTCTACCACGATGGGTACACTGAGCTCAAGACCGAACGCCTTCTTTAATGGCAGGTTCTCCATCACGTCCTTGATCACTGTGGTGTACTCGCCGATCACGTCCTCTCTCACCTGGAAGAAGACTGCGTCATGCAGCGTCCCCACCATGAACGCCTCTTGGGGGTTAAGCTCGTCGCGGAGCTTCACCATTGAGTAGAGCATCATGTCCGACGCTGTCGCTTGGACCGGCGAGTTGATCGCCTGCCTTTCTGCTTCCCGTCGAACGGCATTATCAGATGAAAGAATGTCAGGGAGATGACGGACGCGTCCGAGTGGGGACGTAACGTAGTGGAGGCTATTGGCAATCCTTTTCTGCCGCTCATGCCATGGTACAAGGCCCGGGAATGTTTCAAAGTATTGACTCCGTGCAAGTTCAGCTTCAGCAATGCTTACCTCCACTCCATAATTCTCGAACGCATAGCTCTGGAACTTCTTCGGATACATCTCGTAGAGGAAACCGAAGTTAACCGATTTCGCTAGCTTCCTCTCCTCCTTCGTCACCGCAGATCCAGGCTTTCCGGTCAAGTTTGATGCCATCACCAGGTGCAAGTCCTCGCCTGTCTTGAAGGCGCGCAACATCCGTCTCTCCCCCGAGATGTGGGCAGCGATGCGTAACTCTATCTGGGAGTAGTCCGCTTGGACGAAGCACCAACCCGGAGGAGCACCGAATACACCACGTACAAACGAGTCTCTCGGCACCTGCTGCATGTCTCCAGACAATCGTCCAGTCACTGTGCCGTACAGCTTGTAAGTAGTGTGCAGCCGACTTCGCATATCCAGTCTCGTCGACCACGGTAATAAGTACGTTCGCATCCACTTTAGCTCCAATGTCCGATATTCCAGAAGCGCCTTGACCGCTGGGTGGTCGTGATAGTGGAGGAGAACTGCCTCACGGGTAGAAGGATTGCCGGATGCCGTCGTCTCCAGTGGTGAGAGATTGAGCCCCCGCTTAGAGAAAAGCCAACGCCCAAGCTGCTGGGTGCTGTTGAAGTTGAACGGTTCGCCCCTTTCAGTCTCACGCATAGACTTCGGCAGATGCTCATGCAGCACCTCCTTACGTAGATCGATCTCCCGTTGCAGTTGAGTGATGCGTGACCACAGCCTCGTCTTGTCGACGTACCACCCCGCCATCTCTACTTCCTGTATCACCTGCGAGGCAGGCATCAGAAGCTTTACGAAGAGTCGTGCTAGACGAGGCTGCTTAAGAAGCTCGCTGCGCAGATGTCCGTAGATCTGATGAGTGTAGGCAACGTCGTTGCCGTTGTAGCGAGCGATCTTCTTAAGCGGCTCGTGCATGATCTTATCGGGCTTAAGTTCGACCATACCTTTATACACGTCCGCACCGAGGATAGACTGACTTAGGAACCCCAGATTCTTCGGGCGGTTCTCGTCGAGGAGATGAGCTGCAAGCATAATGTCGAAGCCATGCTGCAGAAATACGCCGGCGCCCGCGAGTTGGAGATTGTCGTGCTTGCCGTTCTGAGCCACGAGTTTAACTCCGTGTCGAGAAAGTGCAGGCTTAAGGTACCTGAGTACTTTTCGCCAGTTTCTAGCGAATGGAGAGTCAGGGTGAGATAGCGGTATGACGTACGAAGTCTCACCGTCAAGCGAAAACCCGAGGCAGACAATGTCCCATACGCTCTCCCAGGGACGACCTCGATTTTCCACGTCATACGATACGACAGTGCCCTCGGGTGCCTGCGCGAGGAGGTCCCTGACATGCTCTAACCCTTGGAGGGAGCGGACGTAGATTGTCTTGACTGGAGCGACTGTAAGCTCGCCACGTATGAGTCTTGCAAAGCGTCGTACGTCTTCGGCAAAAACAGTACCCTGTCCAGGGTTACGGAGCACGTAAGCTGGATGGATGGTAGCCATGACGCTGGCACCTTGCCAGGCAGGGTCCTTAACATCCAACTTAATACCGCGTTTCGTAGTGATGCCAGACTTTCGAGCGACAGTCTGTAGTGCCGCATTTCCCAAGAGGAGAACGTAACGTGGAGATACCGCCCTGACCTCTCGTTCCAGATACTTGCGGCAAGCCTCCCATTCAATACGTGAAGGCCGACGGTTGTCCGGGGGGCGACACTTGACCACGTTAGTAACGTAAACCTCGTCTCTCTGAAGTCCGGCCTGAGTGAGTTCGTAATCCAGTAGTTGACCGGCCCGCCCCGAAAATACCCTGCCTGTCTCTGCTTCGTTTGCACCTGGCGCCTCCCCGATGATCATTATCCTACTCTTAGGATCGCCGCTCCCCATGACACAGACACGCTCCGTACTCTCATGTAGCGAGCACAGCGTACAGTCGTGGTCAGCGAGCTTATCTAGTTTACTTTTATATCCCATCGACTACCGTACAAACAGGGATTCCACGAAGACCTGCCTCCTGCATTG